CGTCTGCCAGACTTCGTTGTTCCAGAGGGCAAGACAGCCACAGAGGAAATGACTCGTCTCTGCATCGAAGGCTTGAAGAGTCGCAACTTACATACAAACCCAGAATACGTCGAGAGACTAAAAGAAGAAATCAAAGTTATTGATGACCGTGGTTTCTCGAAGTATTTTCTAACAATGAAGGCGGTTAGTGATGAAGCCACTAGAACGCAGCTTGTGGGTGCTGGTCGTGGTAGTGCCGCTGGCTCTCTCGTTGCTTACGTACTTGGTATTACAGGTATCGATCCCATTTCTTATAATCTCCTATTTAGCCGATTCCTTAGACGAGATGCTACAGATTATCCAGACATTGACTACGACGTTGCCGACCCCATGGCGCTGAAAGAAGAGTTGATGGAGAAGTGGGGCAAGGATACTGTTGTTCCTATCTCCAACTACAACACTTTGCAGTTGCGTTCTCTTATCAAGGACATTGCAAAGTTCTACGGCATTGACTTTTCAGAGGTCAATCGCGTCACGAGCGTCATGGTTTTGGAGGCTACGCCTCCCGCTAAGGCACGACACGGCATCACTGCGGGTGTTTATACCCCCACTTTTGAAGAGTTAATGGAGTTCTCTGATTCTCTCAAAAGTTTCTTGAAGAAGTATCCGCACGTCGAGACACACGTCAAGGCTTTGACCGGACAGTTACGTTCTATCTCTCGCCACGCTGGTGGCGTGGTTATTGCTGACGGATTGAACAAACACATGCCGCTTATCAACAGCGGAGGAGTTCAACAAACACCCTGGAGCGAAGGACAAAATGTTAGACACCTTGAGCCTCTTGGCTTTATTAAATTTGATATTCTTGGACTCGCAAGCCTCCGTATGCTTGAGGGTGCTATCAGCCATATTCTTCGCAGGCACCATGGGGTTGAGAACCCTACGTTCGATGACGTAAAGCAATGGTATGATAAACACCTAAGCCCAGACAAGATGGACTTGAACGACCAAGCCATTTACGAAAACATTTTTCACGATGGCAAGTGGGCTGGAGTATTCCAGTTTACGGAGAAGGGCGCACAGAACTTTTGCAGGCGCGCAAAGCCAAGGTCTATCATTGACATTTCGGCTATTACCTCTATCTATCGCCCCGGTCCTCTCTCGGCTAACGTCCACGAACAATACGTTGATGCGAAAGAGAACCCACACAACATCAAGTATCTTCACCCACTTGTCGAGGAAGTAACAAAAGAAACTTATGGTTTCCTTATCTTCCAAGAGCAGATTGCTTTGCTCGCACACAAGCTGGGCAAAGACCTTACGCTTGACGAAGGCAACATGCTTCGCAAGCTACTAACCAAGAAAGGAACAGGCAAAGGTAATGAAAAGAAAGTCGCCATTCACAAGAAGTTCATTGCAGGGTGCGTTGAAAAAGGCATCGCAGAAGCAGAAGCCCAAAAGCTCTGGCAAACCTTTGAATACTTCTCAGGGTATGGTTTTAATAAGTCCCACGCTGTATCTTACAGCATTCTTAGTTATCAGTGCGCCCATCTTCTTAACTACTACCCTGTTGAGTGGGCTGCTGCCTTCCTCGACAAAGAACCGGAAGGAAGGAAAGAGCGGGCTATCAACATTGTGCGAAGCCTTGGACTTGGAGTAGAGAACCCTGACATCAACCTATCGGGTCGAGTCTGGGAGATTGCTGACGATGGCAAGAGTCTCATTCAGCCTCTCACTTCTATCAAAGGGCTTGGAGTCAAAGCGGTTGACCAGATCATGGCACACCGTCCGTTCCACACTCCCGAAGAGCTTTTGTTCAACGAGGACATTGTTTATTCCAAGCTCAACAAAAAGGCTCTCGATGTTCTTTGCCGCACACAGGCTTTGAACTCTCTAATGGACGAGCGCTTCTCAGGGCTCAAGCACTTCTGGTCTGCGGTTGCAGTCGATAGACCAAAGAATAAAAAGAAGTTCTTGGAGAACATTGAGACCTACGAGCCAGAGGGAGACTTCTCAAAGACCGAAAAGATTGCTTACCTCGTTGAGTTGGCGGGTATCTTCCCGTTCCACCTTGTTATGTCTCAGCACGTTACAGACCAACTCGCACACTATTGCATCCCGCCTCTAGGCGAGTTCGATAGGGACTTGGGCGCAGCTTGGTTCATCCCGCGTGAGGTTATCAAGAAGAAGACTCGGAAAGGCAAAGACTTTTATATTGTCCGCGCTATCGACAATACCTCAAAGTCTTCGACTATCAAGGTTTGGGGTGTTGACCCCAAGACAGACATTATCCACGTCAACCGTCCCTACATGGCAAAGAGGCTGGACTATTCCGAGCAGTGGGGCTTTTCAACCCGTTCTATGAAGTACAACTGGAAGATAATTGCATGAGTAATAACTTATCAAGAAAAATAAAAAGAAAGAAGGCAAACAAAAACATCAAAAAGATGAAGAAGGATATGGTCAAACAAGTTGGTCTATTTAAACTTCTACCAACAGAGTGTGATGTCTGCGACAAACCTTTTGACAAAACAAGCAAGGAAGACCACATGACGTGGCGAGTTGCTGTCAACGAGGAACACCGCAAGGTAGCACTTGTTTGTCCAGATTGTCAGGAGAACAAAGATGAAACAAACGACAGCGCTTGAAGTCATCGAGGACATGGAGGAAGGCAAAAAGATTTTTGTAGTATTCAAAAGTCCTTACTGCCACTATTGCCAAGCCCTTGAACCTGTGTTAGAATATCTGCAAAGAACAAACAAAGACTTAGATATGCGATATATTGATACACAGTCCGATGACTTTGGCGTCTTTGAAGACCACATCGACGGTGTTCCAAGCATCGCACTGGTTAGCGAAGGAAAGTTCAGCATTTTAGAAGAACCAACAGAACCACACGAAACAACTTGGTACACAACAGACTATCTTAACAAGGCAGCAAAAAGTTTTTAGGAGAATAAATGAAAGAAGTTCTAACTTATGATGATGTTCTATTAGTTCCACAATACTCTGACATTCGCAGTCGTTCGGAGGTATCACTTCACACAGACCTGGGAAACAAACTAAGCTTAGACTTTCCAGTTATTGCTTCACCGATGGACACAGTTAGTGAGGCAGATACGGCGGCTGTCATGTCTTCGTTTGGTGGCACAGCCGTTATCCATCGCTATAACTCTGTTGAAGAGCAGGTAGCCATTGCAGAGTCAATGATTACGTGTGACGGCGACACTGTTGTCGGCGCAGCAGTTGGTGTCACCGGAGACTTTTTGGAGAGAGCACAGTCTTTATTTGGCGTTGGTGTAGATTTTATTTGTGTTGATGTTGCCCACGGTCATAGTATTCTTATGAAAGAAGCTTTGGAAACTTTACGCAACAACTTGCCAGACGATTTTCATATCATGGCAGGAAATGTAGCAACTTTGGAGGGTTTCAATGATTTGGCTGATTGGGGTGCTAATAGCGTTAGATGTAATATTGGAGGTGGCAGCATTTGTACTACAAGAGTACAAACGGGGCATGGTCTTCCAGGGCTTGAAACAATACTCCAATGCGCCAAATCAGACCGAGATGCAAAAATCATTGCAGATGGCGGCATTAAAACTTCGGGTGACATTGTTAAGGCTCTTGCTGCTGGCGCTGATGCTGTTATGCTGGGGTCACTCCTTGCAGGAACAGACGAAGCCCCTGGTCGAGTATTTAGCACACCTGATGGGCAACTAAGAAAAGAATACCGTGGTATGGCTTCTGCCGCAGCACAAAATGCTTGGCGCGGCAAAGTAAGTTCCTTAGAAGGCATTTCTTCCTCTGTGCCGTACAAGGGCTCGCTATGGAACGTGCTCCACAACCTTGACAAAGGTATGCGGTCTGGACTATCATACTCTGGTTGTAGGACCATTGGAGAACTACAAGCAAAAGCACAGTGGGTAAAACAAACTGGCGCAAGCCAAGTAGAAAGTTCAGCCCACATTTTGAGGAAATAAAATGGCAAAAGGAAAACCGGGAGAGTCCCGTTTGACTTTCTTTTTAGAGAAAGAACTCCACGAAGCTTTCCGTGTAGCTTGCGGTGAAGACAGCATTAGTCAAGCAGCATTCGTTCGCTTTATGGTAAAGACTTATGTGGAGAAAAACAAATGGACCATTCGACTTGTAGAAGAGTTGAGAGGCACAGCAAAGAATGACGCGAAGCAAAGAATAAAAAACTTACAGAAAGAAGACTACAAAGATTTTTATGACTTAGATGATGATGACATTGAAAACATCTTTGATAAAATCGAGGAGGCGAACCCAGACCTATGAGTAGATGTAAAGATAAAATAGGCGAAGTGTGTCAAAACAAAGAGTGTCGTCAATGGATAGATTATTCAGAAGACGATAACTGTGTACTCGTTGCTGTCAAGAAAAACGGCAAAATGACTTTGAGGGAATGTGCTAAAAGATTGGGCGTTTCTTACGTCAGAGTGAAGCAGATAGAGGACAAGGCTATCAAAAAACTAGAAAAAAAGCTCCTTTCTTCATAGTTATTATTGGAGGTGGAAATGCGATACAACGTTCAATACAAAGTAGAAAACAGTGAAGACCCACACAATGTTCAGGTCTCAGTTGATGACCAAGAAGAGTTGGTGCGCTGGCTAGATGTGCTCCGCAAGCTTGAGAATGTGGCTGACGTTGAGTTTTCACTGATAGAAGAGGATTTAGATTTTTAGAAAACTATTTATTTTGGTTATTTTCCCATAAGGAGAGTTAATATTATGAAAAGAGATAA